GATAGCTAAATCACCATTAGGCTTATAAGCGGCAGCCAAGCCGTAGATGGCAGTGGTTGGAGAATAGTCAACAAGCTCAGGGCTACCCCAATTAACCCCATAATCCGTACTCTTCAGGCGCTGGATTTCCCTACTGGAGTTTATCCAGAAAATAGAGACCTCAGAGCCCAGCGAAGCCGTCGCCACCACAACACAGTTATACTGGCTGGCATAAGTCCAAGAGCTGAAATCTGATAAAGGGCCGGGGTTAGCCACTCGCTGTCTGTAGAGTTTCCGGGCATCGGTGGGTGGGGTTATCCTGGCCCGGATAAGTGAACCATCACCGGGAATGGTCAGGGCATGAAAGTAATCATCCTCACTTCCAGTATATAACCTCTCCCAGTCAAGCCTGACAACGCCAGCAATCCTGTTCTTAATTTCCACCTTAACATAGGGGATGCGACCAGCTTCCCTTTGAGCAGCTAATAATGTTGATGTTAGGCTTCTCATGGCTTTACCTTATCCTTCTCTTCTTTTACTCTTTGCCCCGGGATATATTCCTTTCCCCAGAAAAGATGACCGGCAGTGTAGCCCACTGCAAACACCAGGAGGAACCAGAAGATTAAGTCCCAGAGCCAATGCCCGATTAATGCCCCTACGGCTACCAGACTGACAATCCACAGGCCTTCGAATTTATGCCAGGTATCCCGCAGGATATAAGTCCAGGGACGACCCCCTATCCTCGACCACAGTGCTTTGTACAAGCTCATCTTCTTAGACCAAAGCTGCCAGAGTATCAGGTAGAGGCTCCCCCGCCTCTTTATAGTGACCTGCCAGGTGGCTGGCTGCTTGCAGAATTTGCTCTGGGCTGGCATCCACTCTCTGTCCATGATAACCCCCCGGTGATAGAGCAGCCACAGCAGCCGGCATCTGCTGCCAGTCAACCGTCTTCTCAATATCAAGCTTGCCACGCAGGGCTCTAAGGATACTCTTCTTATGATGAGGTAGCTTCCAGGTTTCAGGGTCTGCCGGGTCACCAATAATGGCAAACACTTCTTTAGGTAAACCCTCTTTTGTCCTGGGTAATCCTTCTTTCATAGCCATATTCACCTCTCTTCTTTTATTTCCCCCTTAAAGTAGGTTGGGGAAAAGTATATTCAAGTGGTTTTCAGCCCTCTTTAACACCGGGTTAACTACGGACCATAATCAGTTGATTTAGACACTGGTGGGTAGTAGGTTTTATAGAGAGAACGGACTCTCACCCGATTTTTCTTCCCCAAACTCTTCAGCTCCTTCTTAAAAGAATTTAGTTTTTCTCTGCCCCAGGCGAGAAGTTCACCCGGAGTTGGGGTGCCACCAACATTAACCCGGTTAATAGCATATATTGCCCACTCGATGGCGGCATAGCCACAGGCACCAGTAGCAACCAAATCCTCGTGCTTAACAGGGATGGTAGACGTTACCGCATCAAGGGTATGGAGTTTACCGTAGTAAATATAGGCATTCGAGCCATCAGGAATTTCGTCACCAAGCAAAGTTAAGGTATCCGCCCAGAGGGAGTAGCGCTGGTATCTCTTCGGGAATCTATCTACCGGGTATTCCACGGCCTCAACTGTAATACGTTCAGTTATAGTGGCTATATCTATTTCCCTGGAGCCTGAGGTAGTAGCTTTAACTGCCTTCTGCTCATAGGGGATAGCCTCAGAAAAATTCCTTACCGCATGGGCAATATGTCTATCCAACTCGTCGTTACTCCAGCGGTAGTTAGCCTCATCTTCATCGTGCAGGTTACGGCGGACTATAGTTCTCATCTCATCTAGATTCATATTAAGCTCTCCCCTTTAGTTCTCTTTTATTTGGACAACAGTTTCCTAACCTCTATTCTCTCGAGCTTCTCACAGGGTAAGCCTTCGTCATGCCGGCATATTTCCGAATCACAGAAGGAAATCTCTTCGTTATCCATACCTTCATTGATACTAACAGCTTTGCCAGTAAGTTCTTTAGCATAGGTCATCAACGCCTGAGCATCAGTTGCGTCATCAAAACTCAAATCGAGTCTTACTCTGTATTTCATATTCACCACACTCCAAATGGATATATTTTGATTATTTCCCTTACCCGACAGCCCAATGAGAGACGCAGCACAACTTGACTTCAGCGGATTGAATAATAAGTCTTTCTTGTCAAGCAGGTATTCATCGTCTATCTCATGAGGCGGTATATTTTACTCTAACGTAGCTTGAATTCTTAACCTTTGCTCGCCCTTCATTAGCCTCATTACACTGGATTATCAGCCTCACATCAAAAGGCACCGAGTCAAAGTTAGCTACCGTTTTGAAGCGACCACTCCGCGTTTCCTCAACATAGGTTGTACCGATATTGGTCTTGGTAACCGCACTATGGAGGTCAACCCATGTACCACCTTTATTCCTCGCCTGCCACTTATAGGTAACATCAGCAGTAGCTGAGGAAACAGCTCTAAAAGCAGCAGTTAAGCCAAATTCAACATCAATCATCACTCCTAATGCTGGCGGCCTGACAGTGACACTTTCAATTTCAACATCAACTCCGGCGGTAGTGGTATCAACCTCAGCAGACCATTGAATACCGTCTGAGGTCAGGTCACCCTTAGCAAAGGGATATTCAGTGTGTTCTATTATTGCAAGTCCCATTAATTCCCTCCTTAGGAGGGGGATGTGCTTCCCCCTCCCTGATTTACTTTAATCCTGAACGCCGATGAGTGCGGCCGCTTTGATAGAGGCGAAAAGAGCCAGCGATACATACCACTTAATCCTGGTTCGAGAAGCGTCCTTGGTCTCTAGGGAACCGATAGGTTCCACGATTAGATGACCAGGACTGGTTAAACCACATAATGCCCCTTCGCCAAGCTGAAGAGCATAGATGGTAGAGCAGGTGCCACCGGTAGTATCTGTCTCCACACCACCACTAACCACATGGGTATCGAGTATCCAATCATTAACACCAATAGGAATACCGTCCCAGAATGAGACAAAGCTTCCCCAACTATCCCGGTCTGTCTCCATCATACTGCCAGCAGCTCTGACCAGGGCGTTAATTTTACGCCGGGAGCGGCGGCTCATCAGTAACAAGTCGGGCTTACCTCCCTTCACTGCGTCAATAAGCTCGTCAAGCATAGATAGCGTCAGGGTAGCCCCGCTAGCCCCGGCTGCAATCACCTGATCACTGGCACTACCGGTATCAATAAGGCTTCTTATGCCATCGAACTGCTTGGGATTAGCCGTAGCATCACCGTATATAAAGGTCTCATCGAACTTGTCTTTGAGCGCCTTAGCCTTAAGCTCCACAACAGCAGCTTCCAGGTCCTGAATATTGGAACGAGTTGTTTTTAAAAAGTTATCAACATCAGCATCCCCTCCCATAATTTTCAAGTGGGCTGTTTTTTGTTCAAAGGTTGGGGTCGATTCTGCCCAGGTATCACCAACATCATAGAAATCGATAGTTGGTAGAGTCTTCTCCTGATTATAGGTCAAGCCATCACCCACAATTTCAATAAAAGGGAGTTGCTTTAGAATAGGTGATTCCTTAACGATAGTCTCCACCACTCCTTGAAGCAGCATATCATTAGATAGCTTAGATGCTTCAGCCAGTGTTAATGCCATTATTTCTTACCTCCTATTGCATACTTAATTTTCTCCCGGGGCGAAAGAGCCGACAGATCAAGTGGCATCCTCTGGGGGGCACCGACAGGAACCCTTATCATAGAGACCTCCCTTTCCAGCCCTTGCCTTACTTTGCTGATAACAGCCTCCGCTGCTTCCAAGGACTGATTTATCGCCTCAATAGTGTCCCCAGTAATCAGTTCTCCCGGAATGTCAGGGTTAGCCCGAATTACCTGGTCTCTGTAGGCAGCTATCGCCTCGTCTAATAAGTTGTTAGCAAGTCTCATTTTTTCTTCCAAGTCAGCCACAGACTGTTTTAGAGTAGCTACCTCGCTATCCAAATCAGCCGCCGTCTGTTCAAGCTCAATAATAAGGGCATTAGCTTTAGCTAGCTCTTCATCTTTTTGAGCTACCAAGTTTTCCAACTCGCTAACCTCATCTCCATCCTGCCCCAATTCCTCAACCTCGGACTGATTTTCCATCTGTTCGCCAGAGGGCAACTCTGACGAATTTCGTTCATCATCTGCCAACTTCCGTCCTCCTGAAGTTTATTCCTCAACGACTTCTATCTGAGGCTCCATAGCTCTCTCTCGCTCTGCCTCTGCTAGACTTGGCGTTAAGTTCTTTATTCATACTGAGGATAGCTTTTCTCTCCTCAAGCCATTTATCAAATTCCATTTCCGGGTCTTCGACTCCTAGCTCATCCATAGCCCTACGTCTCGAGTGGATACCACTTTGAACCAAAGACTGCTCATTAGAAACAAGCCTGGTTAAATCATGCGGCAGTACTGGATTCCAAACTACCCTCAAACGGATATCCCCAAAACTCTCACCTTGGAATTTCTCCAAGAGCTTAAGAACGAGGCTGTTTCTACGGTTATAGGCTGCTGTCCTTATAAGCCTCTTCCGCCTCACCTTCTGTAATAACGGCTGAAGCTCAATCTCAAGAGCCACCCCGGACAAATCCCTGGCAGTACCGCCAAAGGCAGCCCTGGGCGATTCTGATATGTCGTGCAGGATTCTATACAACAAATCGATATAATTAATGTGGAGTTCAACCCCACCACCTTGTAATAGGTCAAGCAAATAGGCTTTTGCATCCTCGGGTATATTCCATACCGCCCCTGGCCTAACCGCAATATCCTCAGACCCTTCCACATTCTCCAGTACCGCAATGGGATTACCTGATAGCTCCAGTATTCTCGATAGCTGGCTTACCGCCCGGTTAAATTCCCTTTGTGGCTCCATAATCTGTGGCAAATCAGATATGCCCCAGAACTTCTTAGGTTCCCTCAGGTTGGGATATATAATAAACGGGATAAAGCCATAGGGATTGGGTTTCTTCTCCACCAGAGTTTCGTCAAGCCAGAGTTCAAAGCTCTGAGCTGTCCATAACTCAACAACGTTCGCTACCTTATCTCTAGGTTTTACCTTGTATAATATTTCCGCTTCGTCGGCAGCCAGGCTATACTTAGATGCTACCCTCCATATTCGTGAGGTATCATCTCCCATCCACCAGGTATAGATACCCTGAATGTCAGGAGCAGTAACCCTAACGCTTTTTGTTTCCTGGTCCCAGATAACCTTATAGCAAGCGTCACCGAGGATGGCACAATCAATTTCAGTCTCAAAATCAAGTTGTGCTAAGTTGTTCTCCTCATACACCCGATACAAGGCCGACTCCGCTCTCCAAGCCTTAGCCCCATCTGTATCCCCAACAGCATCAACGGCAAA